GTGGTAAGAGAATTCTCTATGTACCAACCACCAGGCCCTTGAAATGCGTGAGTGTAAACTCTTGCCCAAGGTAATTCAGAACCTTCTGACTCTGGGAGGAAACGTATGATGGCATAACCATTACCAGACTTATCGACTGATGGTTTCCAAATACGTTCATCGACATTACTGCCTTTATCGTTTAACTTCTCTACTTGCTTGATTAATTTATCAGTTAGAGAACCTGTTCTAGATTGTTTCTTTAATTTTGCGAATGACATGCGGATTTATTAGGATAGTTTGTTTAAATGGACTTTATTATTATACAACATATGTCAGCATTTGTCAATGCTGCTTTCAATCTCACTGATTGTCTTGTCTAATCTGTCAAAGAACTTGTTCATATCGTCAATCTCATCATAACCAAACATCTTAGCAGACTCAATCAATTTTTTCTTGATCAGATCTACCTCTTTGTCTTTGACTAGACTCATACGAAAGAAAAAAAGTTTTTGTTTCTCTAGAAATACTTTCATTTCTTGGAGGTGACTCTTTCTTTGTTCCACAGACATGATTGG